TGGACCAAAGAATCATATATGTGCAAGTTTGGTTTCGCCACCACCGATCTTCCTGAAGAAAGAATCTTCTGTACTCTTGTTGATCCAGGAGTTCAGAGAGTTAAGATCGTTGAGGACGCAGCCAACGAGTGGCATAAAACGGCTTGTTCTTTTGCAACCTTACCTTTTCATAGCTGGAGAGGCTCAATGAAGTATAGGTTTCAAATTGTTTCATCAGGATATCATCGTGGTCGATTGAAATTCGTCTACGATCCTGTTGAATCGCAAGAGACAGACGAGTATAATGTGGCATACACTAAGATTGTCGATATTAATGAAGAAAAAGACTTTACCCTGACCGTCGGTTGGGGTCAAGCACAACAGTATCGGCATATCTTGCACAATGATGATGATGAAACCAAATATTTCAGAGTCGACGGTGGGAAAACTCCTGTTCTTTCTACCTCCACTTATGGAAATGGTGAATTGTCTGTGTATGTTGTTAATGGATTAACGTCCCCAAACAGTACTATTGACAATAATATCGAAATTATTGTGTATGTGTCGTGTGGTGATGACTTCGAAGTGGCTAAACCCACATCTGAGTATATGACCCACATCACGCCCGTGTCGGATTATGTCACTCAATCAGGTGAATGTGATGAGCCAGAGAACACTACGTCTGCAGAGCTCAATCCTACTTCGCCTACTGGTGATTTTTGGATGATATGCAAAGGAGAAGAATACAAAAGCATAAGAAACCTTGTGAAGAGGTATTGCTTTGGTAACTATCTCGCTGGCGTTGCTACTGTTGCTGCTGAAAATAGGTTGGTTTACACAGCCCCTGCTTTTCCAATGCATTATGGTAGAACTGAGGTCGGTCCATTTGAGTCTACTGGTGTTGTTGGCACTTATGACAGAAATTATGGTTCTATACCAACACTTTTAGGCTATTATTCAACAGCATATGCAGGAATGCGCGGTTCTATCAAGCTCAAAATTTTGGGTATGGGACTGAACGGCAGTGAAACAGAAAAGGTGATAAATGTCACCAAACGTACTGTTCACAAAACATTTGCTGTATTTTCTTCGCATGATCAAACAGCGATCCCAGCAGACCGTGTTGCTGTGATGGCAAATGCATTAGGATATGGTCCAGACGGCATGGTTTTTTCACCAGCCATGCAACAGCCCATTAATGAGGTTCAAATACCTTACTATAGTGAGCTGCGATTCCTATCCCCTCGTGTTCGCTTATGGCATGAGATATGTGACGAAAATGATCTCTTTGCTGCAGGTGACTATCCAGCTTTCACACATGAAATGTGGAATATGGCAGGGAACGGTGACAACGGTAATGCAGACCGGATTATCCTCATCTCTTTTGCGGCCGGAGATGACTTTTCCCTGTTTTTCTATCAGGG